GTCAGTGATGTGACTATGCCAGATCCAACAACAGCCGTTGCAGCCGCAGCGCCACTGGAAAATGTAACGCTGGGAGCCGTCGTGTAACCATATCCGGGGTTTGTAATTGCAATTGAACTAATTGCACCGCTCGTGATGCCGGTCACAACAGCAGTGGCTTGAACGCCTGTAGGTTGAGAAGGAGCTGCAATTGTTACAGTCGGAAAGGCTGTATATCCAGTACCACCTGCCGTAATGCTGATGTTGGTAATTGTGCCAGCAGCATTGGAAATGGAAGCCAAGATTATTGCTTGTACGCCGCCTGTTTCATTAGGCGCAGACACAGTAACAACTGGAGGTTCTGTATAGTTAGACCCCGTATTGGTTATACCTACAGAGCCAATAGATCCGATAGATACCAGATTGGTTCCATCCCAAGTGTAGAACCCGTTATTAGGATCAGCAATCAATGCACGTTCGTTCTTCCACTGCCTCAAGCGCACACCTGACGCAGAGAAAGTGCCGGTGGTTGCTACATTGCCTTTTGTTGACGTAGCTATGTTGTAATACTCAGCCCGACCATCAGCTTCAAAAGCAACAATGTAATCTGTGTTGTTGAGGTTGAGGCTTGTTAGCTCAGTAACAGTATTGGACCAAGAAACATTTGCGCCACCAGATATGGTCACGTTACTTGAGTTGGCTACTACCTTTAGATTACCAAAGCCAATAGGCTGAATGTTCTCCAACCAAGCAAATTCATCAGAATCCAACGCAGTACGATTTGGCCGTGTATTAAGACCTTTGAAGGCCTTAGTTACATGGTAAGACTTGCGTTGCTCTGGTGATTTCTGGGCCATGGATCAATATGGTTGGCTATAGGGGTCAGGTATGCGTCTGGTGTATGTCGTGCTAAGGACAGACTGGGCTTGTGAGATATATTGGTTCTTGAATAACTCAGCTTCGCCATAGCTCTGTTCTTTGAATTTAGCCAAATACGCCGCATAAAATTGTACTGGCCCCGTCCACGGGTTCGGAATTTCGTCAACGTCAGTTGAATTAACCAACGTCACAGGCTGAATAACAGTGTCGATTTCAACCGTGTAAGTTTGATCTGGAACTGGTCCAACATAGAATTTGCCAGGTCCATACATAGAATATGCAACCGGCTGGCCTATGTAGTTCTGCCAGAAACGCATTTGAGCGTTGAATTGTGTCCATGGCAGATAGCGCAAAGGCAAGCGCGTATTGCCCCAGTACAGGTTAATGTTCAGAATATCCATATTCAAAGCGCCACTAGGAAGGTCGCTCAGATTATAGACTTCCTGATTCGTTACAACTGTGCTGGTTTGAATTTTGCGAAGGCAACCGGTGTCACGCACAAGACGGTTGCGCCCTTCATTGATGTAATCCGTTAACTCTGGATCGGTCCAAAAGTTAGCGTTTACGTCATGGAGTAAGCGTCTGACTTGCGTAATGTAGGTCGAAAGTGTAGTCGCCATTTTCGCTCCACATTAAGCAGCCTTGTCAGTCCCCTTACCCCCCTCCTTCTTTTCGGAAGAAGGGGGGATTCGGCCCACTACCGGGGACGGGTTGGCAGTGGTTTTTTGAGGTTGATTGCTAATCTTGATCTTTTCCAAACGCTCGAAAGCTTGAGGCAGATCGTTAGAAAAGCGCGTCCAACCTAGTCTTATCAGATACGGCTCTTTGTTCTCTTGCTGGTATCCAAACACATGGACCGCTATTTCTTCTGGAACCTCTATCCATTTGCCAGGAGCAAATTCATAGAAATCGCCATTATAGCCATCAGTCAAAGACTGATCTGTTGTGTTCAAAACCCAAACATTAGCCATCAGAGCTGCACCACGTCGCCCCAAACAGTGATGTTGACAGCAGCGTTAGCTACAGCAGCACCAACTTTTACGAACAACGCAGGGGAATTATAAGTGGGGCCAGCCGTGCAAAGTGTTGTCACGTTTGCATTGCCGTTCACAAGAACAAGATCTTGGAACGTGGCAGTACCAGAAATATTTCCCAAAGTTTGACCGACAGCAGTGGTAATAGCGTTAGACGTATTACCATCGTTGCTGGTCAGGATTGTGATGTTGGCCGCAGTCATGCTCGGCACAGTACCGCCAGCCGTGTTTGACGGATTGGATACTGTGATACGACGCACGATGTACGAACCATTGCCAAAGCTGGGACCGATACCACCACTCAGAATAGGAAGGGTGATGACAGCGTTACCTGTGTTGGCAAGAGACTGCCCCGGCGCGAACGCAATGCGATACGAGCCGAAGTAGTCTTGGGTATTTTGACTTACTGAATCAGAATTAGCCATGGAAGTCCTCCTTAGCTGTTATACTGACCAGTAACCGACTGACCACCATTTACCGTGAACAGAGTAACTGTCTGAGTTGCTGTGGTAGCATTAGCGCGAATGTTCCAACCATCAGAGATGATGACAGGAGCGCCGACGTTAGCAGCAACCAGAGTTGTCCAGGCGTTCGTGTTTGTCGAAGCGTTGTAGTTATTCACTTCGATAGTCACGTTTGCTGTGGGCGGGTACACATATGTGCCAGCAGGAACATACTGAGCCGAAGATACACCTGCGTTCATGGCCGTAGCATTACCAATGCCAACACTGGTAATTGATACAGTCTGAAAATAAGCCGAAGCTGTATTTGTAGATGTATTTGTGACAAGGATCTTATTAAGAGCAAGTGCCATTGGTAGGTCTCCTTACAGGCTGATTGAATTGTAGCCCGTAACCTTCGTCATGGCCTTGGGCTTGGTGTTGACCAATTCAGCAATGGTCAAGACCGCACCGACATAACCAATCTGCCAGTTCGGGAGTGTGGATTCAAAGCCGGTGAACACAAACTGGCCCTGCTCGTGGATGTAGAGCGAGAGATAGTTGGTATTCAAGAAGTACACTGTACCTTCTGGGCAATACGGATCAGGATAGATCGGAACGCCAGCGACCATGAGAGCGCGGAACGCAGCCGAAGGACCGTTAGCATCGCCATCAAAGCCACCACCGGGAGTGATGACATATTGTTCCTGACCAACGTAGTCCTGAGCCAGAAGCGTCCATGTGCCGAAGCCGCAAACGCCAAAGCTGGGGACTTCAGCGCCGTTCTTCACAGTGCCGGAGATGTATTGCAGGATGTTTTGACGGGTCGGGTTAACCGAGCCAGCGGCATACACCTTTGATCTCCACCATGAGTTCTGGGTGGATGAACGGGTGATGTTGCCGTATGTGGCGGCGCCAGACGTTGTACCATCGTCAACAGCGGCAGGCAGTCCGATAAACTGCTGCTGGTTGGATGTGTTGTTGTACAGCGCGTAAGCCATACCGTCCAGCATGACGTTTGTGGCGTCATTCATACGAGCTTCGATCAGCGGGATGATCGCATGATCTTGCTGTACTGCACCTTCCATACCGAGGAACGGCACGGGAGCAATCATCAGCTTGAGGTTAAACTCAGCATTGAAAGCACCCTGCTGAACGGCAGGTTGGTTGAATGAGCCAGAGTAGTCCGACCATTGAGCGTTCACAAACTGTGCGCCCTGGACAGGAACCGTTACGGAGCTAACACCGCCAGTAGCGGTTTGTGAGTTAGCGATAAGCGCAGCCATGAGGGGCGTACTGTTGTAAATTTGTACGACCATCTTGGGAATAAACGCACGTCTTGTAACGTACGTAAGTTCATTGTACTGCGTAGAGCCTGATGCTGGGACAATGCCCCCACCGATAGCCATGGCATTACCTCATAGTTGTTAGGTTAAGCATTGTCCCCATTATCAAAACCCTATTGGTCTTGCGTTCTTACGCAATTCGTTCAAGGCCTTTGAAGCTTCGTCGCGAGCTGCTGTTGCTGGATTTTTCCAGAACTTTTCCAATGTCCCTCTGGCTGTTTCGTCCAGAACATTCTGGTTGAAAGTTTTAGAGGGGGTTGGAGTTGCAGCCTGCCGCATCCACTGAAAGTAGTCTGCGGCAGTTTCGTGATTTTGTATGCCTTTTTCCAGCATGATCTTTTCAATCTCAGCAATATCTTCTTCGGATTTGACTTTGCCTTTTCTAAGCAAAGAGCTCCGACGCTTTTCAAGCTCGTCCATAGCTTCGCGTTCACGCATTTTGTTTTCCATAAACATAACGCGCTCATTCGCTTCGTTTACAACCTTGTTGACTTCGTCCTTAATGTCGATTGCATCAATCGTCACAGACGGACGTGCCTGCTTGGTCAAGCGAAGGAATTGCTCACGAGTTACAGGATTATTTGCAAGCTCGTTTGCAAGCAAAGCCAGTTCGTCACGGGCTTCTGGTGTAAGATCTTCTAGTGAAGGCATAATTGTCCCCTATCCTTCTTTAGATGACTTTTTTGCCATCGCCCGGAGGCACAATGGCATACTTGGACTTGGGTCCAGCCTTAGCAGGCGCAGACAAACCGCCCAAACGCGCAAAGCGCGGGGTGTTTGTAATCTGACCATTCTGCTGCTGGTCTGAGGTAGGACGACGAGGCTGAGCGGCCCCACGCGGCTTAAACAGGTCCATGGTTATCTCCTTACATGGGCATAGCGCCGCCCATAGGCGGCATTGGTGGGGCTCCACCACCAGGAGGCGGCGGGGTCATTTGTCCGAGGTTCGGACCAGCGGCAGCAATTGTCCTAGCACCAGGAGAACCACCACCAGCATTGGGAAGATTCTGGAGAAGCTGAAGAATCTCAGCAGATTGAAGTTCATTGGCCTTTTGTTTCTTAGGACCAAGAACAGAAGTAAGATTGTTCAAAGCAGAAATAAGTTTTTGGCCTTCCGGTGTCTCGCTTCCAATTGCCGGAAGGGACTGCTCGATAAGGTCAAGGGCCATGCTCACGTTGACTAGCGCCGATTCGCGCTGCCCGGACTTTGGCTCAGGAGTTGACATGGGCGAAGTCATGGGTGGTTGCGCGGATGCGCCATCAGCTCCGGGGGCCATAGAGACACCGCCTTGAGGCTGTCCACCTTGTTGCCCTAACAGGGCCATGATTTGATCGTCTGCCATGGGACTCACTTTAACAGATAAAATCTGTAGAATGTCAAGTGGGGGATATTTTTAGGATTTCCCTCCCCTCCGGGGAAACTCGAATC